ACGTTCTGGTTACTATCCGTGTCGCTCCAATCGTTTACACTTGAATAAACCCCCCCCGATCCGGCAACGCCTATTTGGTGCATGGCGCTGGCGCCATACGCTCCCAAGTAGCCCACTGCGGCGGCGGAGTTGCTGCTGACCATATACATTTGAAAATAGCCCCGCGTAGATGTAGGAGGGATGGCTGATGTACAAACAACTTCTTGGGATGCCGTCGCAGTGCTCCCTGATCCCCCCAGTATGCTTCCGGAATAAATTACCTGATCGCCCTTTTGCTTCGATAGAACAAGCGCGGTACCGCTCCAATACATGCTCCCAACGTACCGGTATTGCGTGTATCCACTCGGAAGCGTTGGCAGTCCGGTATTCGGATTAACAAGTGTCCCCAGCCCGGCAAAAGTTGTTGTAGTCGGGTTGTAGATCACATAACAATGAATCCACGCCGCGCTCGATCCGGGTCCCGTGACATCCATCCCGTTCGCCCCGACGCTACCCGTCTGGAAATAGACGCTCTGATTATAATAGGAAGTGTAAACTGGAGCTAAAACCATACTGGTAAAAGAAATATCGACTTTGGTAGTAGGGAGGCTGGCATCATTTTGAATTTGGAGCCCCGAGAACGTGAATGATACGTTTGATGAACCCGGAGGTCCTTGCGCTCCCGCAGGTCCGGTGATCGAGGCTCCGGCAGGTCCTTCATTTCCCTGTTGTCCTTGAGGTCCAATTGCCCAAATAGGAACGCTCCCCGCAGTCTGTGCCGAAAGTTGCTGGCACATCATGGTCAGAAGATCGAGCGCCGCTTCGACTACCTGGGGATAAAATGCTCCCTGGTTCGTGAGGCTCGTGGGTTGTAAATAAGGGACCACGCGCTGAATGGTGATCGTATAGCCGGCCGGCAGAGGGTTTCCTGAAACCGGATATGAGACGTTCCCACCGGGGCCGCTTCCGCCCGAGAATTCAGCGCCCGATCCAATGCCGGTAACGCTGTATTGGGAAGGGGCAAGAACAGTGGTTGCCGGTGGGCTGACATTGTTGTTGGTAATCGTCACCACTAACTGCGAAGCGCTTTGGATAATAAAGCCATAAGGAAACTGTGTGGTGACCCCGTTTCCCCGATAGGTAGCAAAGCTTTGATATGTCGTCAGCATTTCCCTTAATCCCCCGGCAGATAGGTATTGTTCAAATCAAGCCCCGGATATTCAACACTCTCGATTCCAAGCATTCCCCGCGCGCGGATCCAGTCGGGCATATGATTCAGGCTCGCCGGATTCTCGTTTGCATCGGCAACCTTAGCCTTGAGGATGATGGCCTCTGCGTTACCTGCACACATCTTGGCCCGTTCCGTGTCCCCGCTTAGCGGACCGCACAGAGCCGCCGCGAGTTGCCAGATGAAGGCCTGTTCGAAAGCCGCGTCCCAAATGTTGGGATCGTTGCAGTCATAGGTGTAGACCAGGAGCGCATATTCGAGGTTGCTCAGGATTACCTTTATCGTGTTTCCTGCGGGGTCCAGATCGGTCGAAATAGCGAAAGGAGGCTTCTTGGCAGTGGATGAAGGCCCCATTGCGCCGGCGAATCCGGTCTCCAGGGGCGGGTAGTTCCCGACCCAGCTAATTTGCTGACCCGGACCGTTCAGGTTCGGCGGCCATTCCTGATGCCAGACCCGGATACAATCATTCGGCCACGCGTATTCATACTGCCAGGGCCATGGAGGCAGGGGAGGCGTGCCGTTCGGATTCTCGGGAGTGCCGACCGCGGCGCAGATAAGAGCGGCCGAAACCTGCCTGGACGCAAACTCCCAATTGTATTCTCTTAAAACCGCTTTCCTGGCGAAGTTCCAATGAATCGAGCAGTTTTGCGCCTCATTGGAATTCTCGGTCAGGCTGGCGATGGTCGATCGCGTACCCACTTCCGATAGTGCGGCATTGCAGATGTCAACCTGGGTCGGCATTATTTTCCGTCCTTATCCGTGTCTTTTTTCATGGTGGGATAAAGCTTGTCCCCCATATCCTTGGCGGACTGGATGGACTCAAGCGCCTCTTGCGCTTCCTTTTCGAGCTGCTCTAAGGCCTTGGTCGCCTTCGCCAGCCGGCCTTTGTCCCCGTGTATGGCCGTTGCTTCCCTAAGTGTGTGCGCGTCGCTTCTTGCCTGATATTCATCGTCGGTTTGCGGTTCTGCAATGCTCATCATTTCTCCAATGCTTCGAGTTCGGCCTGTTCTTCCACGGTCATCCCAGCGCGCTGCGCCAATGCTCGGACCAGGAGGCATAATCGTTTTACTTCCCTGCTGTGTGTGGCTATCTGTGTAGCCAGTTCATTTTTTAACCTGGATATTTCCGATTCCAGATTCTTCATCCCGCACGTTTCGCAACGCTGCGTCAGGAGATATCGCTGGACAATGGCCCCAATGATTAATGAGATGAGAACTCCCGCAACGGCCCAACCTGCATCTAAGTGGCTCATGCGAGCGCTCTCCTTGTCCAGCCCTTGAGGTATCGGCCGCAGTCGGGGTTCTTGATGACAATGGCTTCGAAGTGCCGCTTGCACACGAGCCGGTATTCGGAAATATTGTGGCAACCGACCGCGAGATGCTCGGCCACGCCCGGTCCCATGAGAACGCCCATGTTGAAGACCTTGGGGCGCATCACAGGATCGGAGATCGCCTGGACGCCGGGCCGCATCCAAAAATCGCGATAATAGATCTCCTCGGCGTCTGCCCGTGTCAGGTCCTTGATGTCCACGTCCGGATAACTGCGTTTTGAGATCCCGAACTTGGTTTCGCCTCCGTGATCATGCGGATCGTCGGTGTACGCCGTGCCTTCCCAGTTGTCGATAAGATCATCGACAGCCTTTTGAAAATCTTCCGGAAAATCAGGCATGACGTTACCCCCGGGTTGATTGCTCGGCCCTTTTCTGAACTGCCAGCGGCAGCGGCCGCGCCTCATTAGCTCATACTCGACAGGTTGTATTCCTGTACGGTTTTAGCCGACTCGGCCGCTTGCTGCGCGGGATGTTTCGCGACTCCGGTATGCGGCGAAAGAAGCGCGCCGATCCCGGTGATGACGCCCACGATCTTAAGCTGTAGGTCGGCGTCGATGTGGATGCCGGCCGCCTTGGCAAGAGCCAAGCCGATCAGAGACACCGCCAGGCCGATAACGGTCGGGTCTGTCCAGTAAGGCTTCCCTGCGGCCTCGTCGGTTCGGTAGTAATACGCAAGCTCGATCAGCTTTTTTATGAGATCCATCAGTCACCTTCCTCTGTGTTTCTCCGTGTTGTCTAAAGATCGACCGTAGCCCCTCGAACAAGGCCACCGGGTTTTTGGAATTGTCGAACGCCTCTGTGGTGAATGGTTTTTGGCCTCACCTCACTTCTTTTCAGCCGGAGCCACTACCGCAGTAGTCGCCGGAATGAGATCCCCGACGACAGGCGTCATAACCGCAGCCGTCCCGGTAGACCCCGCCGCAGCCTTCAGAACGTCGTGAACGGTCCCCGTTGTCGAAATGTCCGAGGGATGCTGTAAAACTCCGTTCTCGTCGTACCGATCAATTGTCGCGACCTCGTCGCCGAGAACTCCTATTTTGGTGTTACCGATCACGTAATACTTCGTCTTGTCGCCGACTTTGACAGGGACGGCTTTAAGTTCAGCCGCGCAACCGGCGAAGAAGAGGCACAGAAGCAACATCGCTACAAGCTGCCGCCAGAATCTCACCGTAGCGTAGGTAATGTGGTTCCCCGGGATCCCTGATATACTCATATACCAAGGTATCCACCCATCCCGCCCAAGGCTGCGGAGACGCTCATCAAGTAACGGCCCGGGTATGTCTTCCTTGAGATGCTCGATCATGTCTTTACTCCAATGCTCTTTGCGAAAGCCTTCAGGCTGTCCATGAGCGGGATCCAGATTTCCAGGAAGCCGTAAGCCTTCATTTCTTCAATAGCGTCCGTGAGACTCCACCCGTGTGTAAGCCTGTATGCCGCACAGACGACGCCCGTTCGGTCGTGACCCTGAAGGCAGTGAATGAGAAGGGGCTTGGGTGCATTCTCAATTCCAGCGAGAATGGTTACATACTTCTCTAAGGGGACCGGCATTGGCGCGAACAGAGGATACCAAAGTAATTTCAAGCCACTCGGTTCATCCGGATCTTCCTGTTGAAGACACAAGACCGTCTTCACCCCTTGCAGCTTCAGCGCCCCATACCCCAAGGGCGCTTCGGGACACGCCGACCTGTAAATCCCCGCATCGCCGTCAACGGTTCCAAAGTTGCGAACCCCTGGAATTCCTACTGTTTTCAAGAAAGAGTGCATCGCCGCCACACCTCGCTACTTCTTAGCGGCCACCGCGATCCCGATTACCGCATTTGCCGCCACAACGGCGCCCTGCACCACGTGCGCGGCGTTTGTCAGCTCGGCGGAGCTAAGATTCCCAGCACTGTAATCCTGGACAGCAGTTGACAGCGCCGTCACCGCCTTATTGGCATTATCCAGAACGGGAGTGACCACTTCCTTGATCGTTGAAGTCGTGCCGGGGAAAAGGGCCTCGACAACGGGTGCGACACCGGTCTCCAGCCCCCTCACGAACGCATCCCAGTAAGCGACTTCCTGCTTCCAGTCGAAGCCCTTGATCCAGCTTCCGACTTCCTTGATGTCCGTCTTGATGTCTCCGATAAGTATGCTGAATCCGCTCATAGTCTTTTCCTCTTGCTGGTTTAAGTGAATTGCAGGTATGCAGAGCCCGTCGCCCTGCGAATGATTTAGTGTGTTTCGCCCCCCTCCAAATCTGCCGGAGGGTCCCACCCTACCGGCTCTCGCTTCGGCTCATACTTGCCTTTGTACGCGTCGACGTCCATCGGCCGAGGTAACGGCATCATGAGCGCCGTATCGGGGACAGACACAGGCGGATGGTCTTTCATGAACTCATCCACTGCCTTAAGAAGCGGGGTATGCTTATCGTCCCCCGCTGAGACGTAACCTTCCAGTGCCTCCACAAGGGCCACTGCAAAGCCCATCGGGAGAACGCAAAGGGCCAAGGTGTCATGTGGCTTAATGTCGGACATTTATTGCCTCCTTAAGGAAGTTCCCGCCCGCTCATGCGCCCGATGTGGCAAGTCCACAGACGCCTTTGCCGCACGGCCACTGCCGGGGCGGGATGAAAGGTTTACGAGTTGTCTTCCTCCCACTCGACCTCATAGCCGTATGTACCGGAGCCCAAGGTCAGAATCGTATTGTAGATCTGGATCACGTCCCCTGCGCCCCGCAGGATCAGAGGCTTGTCGTTATTGACGCAGAAGTCCCAGGTTATCGGCATTGCGATATTGGTTGCAGCGGGAGCCATGATGCCCATGTACCTTGCGCCCATTACTGTGTGCCCACTCCCGTAGGTGGCCGCAGCGGTATAGTAATTGATGACCGCAGTGGCGGCAGGGTCGTTTAGGTCATGGGCGCCGATTGCTCCCACGTTTGCCGCGCCCGACCCGGAAACCGATGTGGACCGAAGAAGCTGTAATTCCGTGAAAAACTTCGTCGCACACTGGGCCCACATGACTATTTTCTTGATGCGCACCGTTTTGGTTGCCGACCCTACGATTTCCATCAGTACCGCAGCGGCTGTCGAGTAAAAGGTCTGACCGGCCGCACCGGATCGGAAGGTCGGCTTTTGATGCTCTTCGGTGACCAGGAGCCGGCCGCATTGGTCCATCTGATGAGGGAGCACCATCCCGGAACTGGTTATCGGCTGGTTGGAATTGTTCCACTGACCGACGCACATTCCCGGAGGAAACACCGTGTTTTGGAAGTTTGCACCTGCCATCTATTCAAGCTCCTTTGCTGCCTTATCAGGCGTTTGGCTCGTTAGAAGTTCTGCCCGGGAATTTCCTGTAAAAGCTCGGGGCCGAGCGCGTCATTCACCCCTGCGTTAAACGCAACGCCCGCGTCCATGTTCTGCGGGCTTGCGCCGAACTTCGTTACATCAATGAGGCTTGTCATGTGGTCCACGTAATCGGGTACCACATCGTTAATGACGCCGTGCTTTTTGCACATGGCTTTGGCGACGTTATCGACAGGTCTCATGTGGGGGCCCGGGATCATGGTGTCTGCCACAACGACAGCGGCTCCTTCTTTCCTGAAGTGGTTGTCGATGAATGCGTCCTGTAACAACAAATATTTTGCCATCTTCCTGTCCTCCTGGAGGTTCCCGCCCCGAACGGCCGGAGCGGGAGGGTTTTTTTACATGTACTGAGTTTCTGTGCTCGGAATGCCGCTCGGGTAACCCATGAGATTGTAGGCACCCGACATAGGACCGAGAGCGGTTCTGTCGAGTGCGATTCCGCTGAAAACCTGGCCTGCCGTGAAGTTTGCCCCTTGGACCAGGTAAGCGAGCGTCATGTATTTCTGGACGCCCGCCGGGATCTTCATCGGGAAGATCATGTTCCCGGCAACCAACTGACCGACCGGGATAAGCGAAGACTGCTGAAGAATGGTCCACCCCTGAACTGTGTACGGCTGGGTGTGAGCGAAGGATGCGCCCCCGGCGCCCAGGAACTGGATGGCTATGGAGGTGTTTGGCACGATGGCGGTAATAATGGCGTATTCCTGCCTCGCGGTGCCGGGCTCAAGGACAAGGCCGCCGCCTAACTGGAAGCCGGTTGTGGTCGAAACCGAAAGAGTATCGGTCGTATCGGCCGCCGAGACCGAAGTTGTTGAAGTCCCGCTTGCTATTGCCCCGGAACCATTGTCGGAGCCGGTCAGGAACTGAACCGCCAATGCCGCGCCCGCGCCCGTGAAGTTTGTCATTATACCGACAAAGACTTCCAGAGCGGGATCGTCGCCGATGCCGACGTCGCGTCCTTTCCCCGAAGTTGAGGCGGCGATTTGGCTCACATCGAGCGAGTTGGTACTGAAAGTCTGAGCCTTATTTACGAAGGTTGTTCCGCTGTTTACCGACTGGCCGGAGAGCACCCCGCCTGCCGACAGTGCCCCGTCGAAAAGAAGTACCGCGTCTAAAATCATGAATTTGTCCCTTCTCTAAGCGGCCGAGGGGGTCCGGAACGATCTCATCGGGACCCGCACGGTTGGATTTTCGTTAAATGACTCGCGATTCCGTGTTCAGAAGCTGATCGCAAATCCGGATCGGGATTCCGCGAAAAGCGGTTCTCGGCTGTCCGTCGAATTCCTTGATCGTGAGCAGCATGTTGGTCTTGTTCATGGCCTGAATGTCGAGCCAGGTCGCAATCGTCCTGTTGCAGTAGAAGCTCATCCGGGCGCCGGTAAGGGTGGGCGCGTCCGATTTCCGGACAGGACCCGCTCCGCCGGGCTGAATCGGCAGACGGTGAATCGCGCGGACCATGAAGTTCAGCAAGTTCGCCGGAGCGTTACCCATAAGGAGGGACGCATCGATATTTGCGATCCGGACCGCAAAGCGCCAGTCACGGACACACAAGCCCATGTGCCATTTGTACTCAGTTTCCCACGCGAAGTACTTATTCCCGTTCGCATCGAAGCAGGGTTGCTGGCCGCGGTCGATTTGCTGAAAGCCGGCTTTGCTGCCCTGCGGGAAAATCCCGTGAATGGCGTTTGGTCCCCACCCGATAAGCCACATCGAGGTATTGGTTGAAGCAAGGCCACCTGCGTCGATCACGTTCTGAGAGGTCTGAGCCGCGCCGGCCACGGTCGACCCGGCGACGTTCGGGTATCTCGGAGAAAGGCCCATGAAAGCCGATGGGGCCGAGTACACGTTATTGTAGTAGAGGGCGCCGGCCATCTGCTGGTTCATGCTCTCCAAAAACGCCGTATCTTCCGAGGCTCTAAGAGCTCGCTCATTTCCGGAAAGGCTTGCGAGGTCGACGTCGATATCGGAAAACGCGCCCAGCATGCCGCAGGTCTCGGTGATGGGGGCCTTGGTCGACTTGCCGCGCGGAATACCTTGGTTCATGAGCCGCCAGTAAGCCTGAGGCAAACCGGTCCTGATGGTGGTCTTATGTCCCGTGGGAAGGTTTCCCTGCACCCACAGCATGTCGTCCAGGATTTCGTTCGCCTGGCTGAGCATTTCAATGCAGTATGCAATTGCGCCCTTCGGATCGAGCGCTTTAGCCCAATCCATAAGCGTCATACACGCGCCCCCCGGTGTTCCGGAAGCCAGTCCCACACCTGTAACTGCCATACTCTATTCTCCTTATTCGCGCAGACAGTTATTCCGCGCCGCTTTTGTTTGCCGCCATGGTCGGGTACATTGCATCGAGCATCGCGCCCGAACCCTCCCCCTTTTCGTTGGCCTTCGGATTCGGAGCCCCTGTCACTGTTCCGGGCTCTCCGAGCATCTTCCCCAGCCGGGAGAAAAGCCTCACGATGGCCGGGTTGTTACCGCTTCCTGTCGTGTTGAGCGCGTCTTTGAGCGCCGTAGCTTCTTCAGCGCTTTTCACGAAAGGGTTATCGGGTCCCAACTGGTAAACGCGGGCCGCGCTGGCGACTGTCGTCTCCATGTTGGTTCCCCCGATTTCCGGATCGGCTTGTATCTCGGCCTGCCACTTGGTCTGCAGATCCGACCACGCCTTATAGGGTGCTGCGGCCAGGGCCTTGATTTTCTCTCCGCCGAAATCCAGAAGGTGCTGAGCTTGCTCCTGAGTCAGGTCCAGCTCTTTGGCCATTGCCTTAAACTCAGTCATGGTGGGCTCATCGATCGCCGCACCCTCGGGGGCCTTAAACTCTGCGTACTTAGCCGGAGCTTTCGTTTCTGCCGGCTTCGCAATGGGCTTTCCATCGGCGTCGAGCTTCTGCTTTCCGTCTTTGTCCAGCTCGAAACCGTTTTTGTCGTATTTGGGTTCTGCCTCTGCGGCTTTCTTGTCCGCTTCTGCCTTGGCTGCTTCGGCCGCCGCCGCTTCATCCGGCGATGGGAGATCTCCGCCGATGATTGCGGTTGGCATTTTGGTGAGATCGTCAGTGCTCGTATTTGCGGCGCTGCGCGCTGCCGTTGCCGGATCGGTCCCTGATATTTCCATCGAATCTTTCCTTTCTGGTATAGGAGGTCTTCCTTTTCAAAATATCGTGTGCATATTTGACATAGCGTTGCACCAAGCACCCCACCCCCTTAGCTCGGTGCATATCCCAATAAGAAGGTCCGCGCATTTCCCCGATGTGTGGGCCTTCACGAGGTTTGAGGTTTGGAGAGCGTCTCACCCTCCCGGAACGCTTCAGCCCGCTCTGGCGTTTCTTGAGGGCAACAAAAAAGGCGCAAATCGAGAGATTCGGGCTCCCGATAGCGCCTTCCTTGTTCTTTCGCCCCACTCCCCCCGCCGAGTTTGTGAGGACCCCCTATTTAGATTTAAAAGAGCTAGCTATTTTCCTCTGCGTTCTCCCTGCACATCATCACAAAAAGCTCAGGGCAAACCTCATTGATCAACGCGACAAGAGCGTTTCCCCGATCGCGCTTGCCTTCGTTGAAAGCCACCTGCATCGGATCTGTGCGCCCGGCGTTGTCATAGGCCATCGACATCCGGTAGACGCCGCAGCCTTTCAGATGGTCCCACATGAAGAGCCGGCCGTCCGCGCTCATCATTAAATTGCGGAGAGCCTGCGCCTTTCGCTTTTCGCGGAACCTGACCGCCTTCACTTTCTTTACGACGTGCTCGACGTTCCCCGCGTTGTAAGGTTGCTCTCTTTCCTGCTCGTCAGGCATTTACTCGAGTACCTCTCAAAACGTCGATGCTGAAATAAATGATTAGCCCTATGTAGTAGAGGACCAATGCGCCGGCGACATAGTCAAAGTGGGTGAGGAGAAAGCTCATTATTGCGTTCCCCCCGTGCCCTGATATCCCAGCATCTTTTGGACGGCGTTCTGTCCGCCGCCCAAATCTACATCACTCAGTGTCTTAGCCCCCTGTGCGGCGGCAAGGCTATTCTGCATGGCCATCTGTTGGGCCATCTGTTGGCTTCTCTGCGCCCTGACTTTGTCTCGTACCTGCTGTGCCACGATCAGCTTCTGCGTTACTCCGATCAGGTCGGCATACTCGCGCACGGTTTCATCGAGATCCACGTTGTCAAGGACTTCCGGCTTTGCCGCTGCCAGGTTTCCGACGAATGCAACCAATCTCTCTATGCCTGTCGTGGCCGTGCTCTTCTGTGCGTCCGCCAGGGTCGAAATGCACTCGATGTCGATTGCTTGGCCTTTAACGTCTTGCGGAGGCGGAGGAAGAAGGCCGGCGCGTAACGCAACCGCAAAGATTCGGTCGATGAAGGGATTGATCAGCTCGAACTGCGAGCGCTCCAGGAAGGGACCGAGCATGAGCATCTTCTCTTGCTTGCGCTCGATGATCTCCGTAGCCGTTCGTACCGTGTCGAGCTCGCTTATCATCTGGAAGAGGTCTACGAAGAAGGTAGAGTTTATCCTCTTCTCGAACTCTCCGATTTTTTCACTGGCGCCTCGGATGTCCGGAGGGACTTCATACACCGGACGAAGTCCCGCTTTTTCCGGATTCTCGGAATAAGTGACGCCCCCGGGCATGAGATTGACCGCTTGCCCTTTCATTTCAGGTCCGCCTGTCACGGGAGGGTTCAGGACCTTGTCAATCGCCTGCGCCTGGCGCATTTCGAGCTTCTGCAGGGCCTTGCTCGTAGCCAAGCAATCCATGCCGGGGCTTCGGCCGTAAGAGTCGTTCCCGATGATGTGCCAGCGCGGAGCGCAAAAGGGGCACTCGTGGTAGCCGCGCAGATCCAGATAAAGTTCCGTGTTCTGGCCCCACTCGTAAATGATCGATCGGAACGCCCGGCCTTTAAGTCCCGGGAACTGCGGGGCCCTATCGTCATTAGGCTCGATGGCCTGGACGATGAGGGTTTCCCTGTCGAGCTGTTCTGACTCCCAGCAACTCTTTACCTGCTCGCTGCAGCGTTCGAGTCCGAATCTTTCAACCATTTGCGCAACTGTGAGGACATATTCTCGATACAGCGTGTCGATAATATTGCGACCCGAGGACCCCAGGTAATATTCACCCACAGTCAGAGTTTGGCATCGGATGACATCGTCAAAATCCTCTTCGATCAGCAGACATCCCGTCCCGAATACGCCTAATTCCTCATAGATCACATGGAGGGAGTTATACGCATTAGACTGAGACAGAATGACAAGGAGTCGTTTGGTGCACTCATCGAGCCAGAGGCGCACAGGGGTATTGTCTGACACGTCTACGTCTCGAATCTTTAGCCTGAACCAGGGCCTGGCCGGGCTCGTAAGCCCGGCCATTAACCCTGCAGCAAGAACACGAGAGGCGAGGATCGGCGTCTCATTGAGGATTCTCTGGCCGACCGGATTTCCACGGGTAGCTTGATTAGGCGTCTGAAGATAGCGCCCGCGCCTTGGCAGTAAGTATTCAGAGCACTGCCGCCAGTGCTGCCAGTATGACCAGCGATCGACGCGCAGGCCGATAAGGCGCCTGTCGGTGTAGCTTCGCAGTTTAGCAATCCTGTCGTCATTTTCCTTGGTTGGAAACTGTATGAGCTTTCTCGCTTCACCGGCCACTAAAACACCTCATCAAAGTTGATCTCGGGAACACCCTTGCTGTAAATGACTCGCTTACGACGCCCACCTGAGAGTATTTATGGTCATTGCCCCAGGAGCGTTTTACCGCTCGCCGTTGTGTTGGCCGGCTGTTGCAGACCCATCGAGCCAGTTGCAATCGTCTGAGACGCGCCATAAGCCATGGCCGCTAAGTTGCGCTGGTTCGCCCCTGCGTTCTGTACGCCCTGGTCAGGCGCGCTGGGCGGCGGCGCTGGTGCCGGGGCAGGTGCAGGCACGGATACTCCACCTCCAAAACACATTAGTTTATCTCCTCTTCCGGGAACCCACCCACATTGCATCCTCCAGATGGGTGATGGCCAGAGCCTTCTCGCGCCCATCGGGTACGCAACAATTCACGAACTCGGGTACGCAACAATTCACGAACACGGCCTCAAGCCCACCGATCTTGGCGGCCGTGGGCTTGTGATACATGAAACGATTGTTCAGATCTTTTGGATCAATCATGACTTCGCCTTTCTTGGCTGTATCACGGCGCCCAGGGCTTTTGCCGCAGCCTGCGGGTTGATCTGGTTAATGACGTCCGGAGGTACCGCTGGCGGCATTGATGAAGCACTCCCTCCGGGCCCTCCATTTTGAGGCACGCACATGTCAAAACTCCTCATCCGCGTACGGGTTGTAGTCCAACGCGTCTGTCGTATGACTCACACCCTGGATTCCCGAACGCCGCCCTTGTGGCGGGTTCTGCTCGGAAACCGCGAAAACCAGTTTACTCGAACGGTTTCCGGCTACCGGTTCCGCGAAGGTTAGACAGAGAGCGTCCGCGTCGTTAGGGGAACGCTGGCCTCTTAAACGCATGGCCTGCTTACTTTCGAGCACCTTGTTATGGTTCGAATCCCACGTAAAACGCGGCGCCATGAGATCCGCATGAAGGCCGTCATCGTCGGGGATCTGCGGCTGGAGGACATCGTTTAACCATTCGTCCATCAGGCCCCACATTTCATTTCGTTTGTTCTTGTACTTCTGTTCGTTGTGCGCACGGCCGCCGAAGTGAATAGCCCGTACCCGGTCCCTGTATCCCATCTCCCAGAGGCGCGAGATCATCCCATCGGCAGAGGCATCGATAAACATCATGTCCACATAGAGCTCTTCCGAATCCAGCATCACTTTGGCGGTACCCACGTGCGACATGGCGTCCTGTTTCTTGTATCGCTTCAGGTTAAAGGCGAGCCGCCCCTGGCGATAAATGGAGCTCGCACCGTCTTTGCCGCCCGCGTCCGGATCGAATCCAACGACGATAGGTCCGCTAACCTGTTTCAAGGCATACTTGCGGGCGCGTACAATCCGCAGGGGCTCTATAAAAGTCGCTTCGCCTGTCACCTGGAAAGCCTCCGCTGGGTACGCCGGGTACTCTTGCTTGAAAAGCAGTGGATCTTCGAGTTCGATGATCTTTCCCCGCCGCCAGGCCATCTGTTCAAGATCGAGATCGTACGCTTCGCAGTACTCCGTCTCTTCCGCGTCGAGAACGAAGCCCGCAGGAACCAGCGCCCTGTATTCAACCTGCCAGAACCAAGGAATAAAAATCGGGATATAGTCGGAGAGCCCTCTTTCAGCCGCTTGCCAGTAGCGGTGGAACAGGTTTCCCATTCCGTTAGCCGTACTTTCGAGAACGATCTCGGTTCCCTTAACTCTGGGAACCGCTTGCAGGATGCCGGCGATATGGGCCTCTGAATTTCTCCAGAACGCAACCTCACTGCCATGAAAATACTGGAGGGTAGAGCTACGCCCGGTCCCCTTGGTTTTAGCAGTACCAACCTTGTATCCGGAATCGAGCTTGTCAAAGTAGAGCTCCTTTGCGTTGGCGTTGCCGGTCGAAGGACGTACATCTTCCGGGCAGTTCTCGTGGAACCGGTTGGCCATCTCGAACAGGTTCTGAGTAGCCGGATCTTCGTGAGTGAGGATATAGGCCCTCACACCGTAGCGGTGAGACACCTTCCAGTAGAATCTTCCCTCCGTGTATGTCGAACATCCTTGTTGCCGCCCTTTCAGAATGATTACCCGTACCCACCCGAACGTTTGGAACTGAGTTTCAATAGCTCGATGTAGGTAAAGCTGCTCGCGATTCAGCTCGAAGGGGACTAACGAGCTCTCTTGCCCGCCCACTTCCTTGG